CCAATTAGCTAATGCACCTGGTGCTGTATCTGCTGGTTCTTCTTATAGTTTTTCAGTAGATGATGGTGCTTCGTCTCCAGCTTCTATTGATTGGCTACAAAAAGGTATGGTCTTTGCAGTACAAACTGCTGATGCCGCTACTGGTATGGCTAATGTTATTGTTAGAGTTGCGTCAGCAGTTGTTGATGCAGGAGCATCTAGTTCTTTTACAGGACAAGTTATTTCTATCTCTAACACAGGTCCTACTGGAGCTGGAACATTAGAAGACAATGATGCTTGTCAAGTAATTGGTACTTCTTTTGAAGAAGGTTCTGGTGCGCCTGATGTTTTCTCAACAGAAATTGAAGATAATTATGGATATACTCAAATCTTTAAAACTGCTGCTGAGATGACCGGAACTGCATTAGCAACTCGATTCAGAGGTTACGAATACGAATGGAATCGTATTTGGTCAGAAAAACTACGTGAGCATAAAGTAGATATTGAAAGAGCAATGCTCTTTGGACAGAAAGCACGTGTTGGAGGAATCCAATACTCAGAAGGTATTATAGGTCACATTTTAAAAAATACTGACCCATTACACGAGAATGAAGCTTTCTCATACTCTTCAGGTAAAGCTTACTATAGAAGGGTAGCTGACAGCGAACTTACTTACGACAGACTATTAAGTGACCTTGAAGTCATTTTTGACCCTGCTCGTGGTAGTTCAGGTGATAAGCTAGTACTTTGCTCACTACCTGTTATTTCATTTTTTAACAAACTAGGTGATGGTAAATTCCTTGATGAATCAATGGGTCATTCCAATAATGCATATCAATACGGAATTGAATCTCGTACTGGTTCTTTTGGACATAAAGTAATGATGATTGATACTGTTCACGGTAGCCTTAACTTAGTTAAAGAGCCTCTATTCAGAGGTATCAGCGCAAGTTATATGCTTATGGCTGATATGAAGTACTTAATGTACAGACCTCTTGTTGGAAATGGTTATAACAGAGATACTCAAATCATAACAGACGTACAGTCAAAAGACGAAGATTTAAGGAAAGATATGATTCTTACAGAAGCAGGTCTTGAAGTTTGTCTTCCTGAGTCTCACGCATTGTACGACTTAGAAGGAGTATAAAATGAGAAGTGATAAAGCAAATAGCGCAAGTGGTGCATATCAAACTAGTGAAAAAGCTTTTTCCAAAATCAGTAACGAAGCAGCTGTTTCAAGAACGTTGTTAGCTTCTGAGTCTGGAACTCTTTTTGCAGTTGATATGTCCGCTGTAGATAATAATGTAGCTCTAACTTTACCAACTGTATCAGATGATATTGCTGGTTGTAGTTATGATTTCTGCTTTACTGTTAATTCAGATGATGATGCAGATTTCAGTATTTCAACTGGAGCAGATGCAACTGATATTTATGGTTATATTGTTAGAGGTTCTGCTGATGATAAAGTAGACGATTTTGACGGTCTTTCTAAAATTACCGTTGATGGTTCTGCTTCTCAAGCTGTTGAAGGTTTGAGAATCAATGTAATATGTGATGGAACAAATTGGCATTTAAGCGGATATTGTCCTGTTGCATTAGCTACTGCTGTTTTAGTAGAATCTGCAAGTGCTTAATAATCCGAATACATAAGGATAACAGTTTAATAGTACTGTGGGGAAGGTCAATAAAAGGCTTTCCCCAAAACTAAAAAATAAAGGAAACTATGGAAAAGAATTGTGTAAATTGTGGTGAACCAAACAAAGGTGGTTGGTTCTATTGTCGTAGTTGTGGACAAAAAGCTTCAGAGCCTTTATACTCTACGCAGTTTGTAATTAGAGAAGGTAATCCTTATGCTACTGCAATACGTAAAGACCAAATAGATTTTAGAACAGAGGATATAGATACCTCTATAAAAAGAATGCAAAAAGAAAAATGGAGTATAAATTATGAAACATAAAAAGAAAAAGCCTATGGGCAAAAAGAAAAAATCAATGAAAAGTAAAAAGAAAAAAATGTCTAAGAAGTACGGATATTAATGGCAACATTTGAAGTACAAGTAGAAGGACTTACAGGTCTTTCAATAGATGGTAGTAGTGCGCCTACACAAAATGAAGTATCTCAGTTTTTAACTGATGGTGCTAAAGAAGTATTAAATGCATTACCTAAAACTAGGCAAAGACTATTTACTACGTCTAATGCATTAAATGCTAGTAGTCCTACTTTAACTTTAGGTGGCTCTGAAGTATTTGGTGTTGTTAGAAATGATGATACTATTAATCAGCCTTGTAGAGAAATAGCACCTCAGTTAGAGGGTAGAGTTAGAGATTCATCTGATATGGCATTTGCAACAGCTACAGACCCTGTATTTTTTATAAGAGATAATGTATTAAATATTATTCCTACACCTACAAATGCTCAAAGTGGAATTGTTCAAACATTAAATTATCCAACAGTAGCTTTTGGAGATTCTGTTATTGCAAAGTTTCCTGATGATGGAGAATACTTAGTACCTATTTATGCTTCAATAAAAGCACTACAAAATGCATTATCTGCTAAATCAGGTAATGCAGATATAACTACAGCATTAACTGCTATTAATACAGAGCTAGATGAAACTCAAGATATTTGTGATTTAATTAATACACAAATAGATTCAGCAGTAACAGAATTAGGAGAAGCAGGTACTCAAATTGATTCAGATGTTGATACTGCATTAGGAGCAATAGCTACAGCCGCTGGTAGAATTAATACGGCAGTTGCTTTAGCAAATACGCAATTCGATAGTGCAGTAAGTTCTAATACATCTGAAGACGTAGAGATTGCATCTTCTCACGTAAATGCAGGTAATGGATTTTTGTCAGAGGCATCAGCATCTGCTAATGAAGCTCAAACGTATGCAAATGAAGTAACTGCTAGATTATCTCAAGTAAGCGGATACAGTCAAGTTATTAGTGGTTACGTAAATGCAGCACAAGGATACGCTACAGAATTACAATCAAAATTAGGAATAGCTCAAGGATATGGTAATGAAGTTGCTAGTAGATTAAATGTTATTAGTACAGAATATTCTTGGATGGAAAAACAACAAGCAAAATTACAAGCTGATTACGATAAAGGATTAGCTTATTTAGTAGGATAATTATGGCAGTACATTCATTAACAGTAAAACAAATAATTAGTAGAGTACGTCAGGTATTTCCAGATGCACCAGAAGCGTACATTATGTCATTAATAAATGATGCATTAGTTGAGTGTGGATTATACTCAAATAAAAGTATGTCTGCTAAAATTAATATAGTAGCAAATCAAACATATTATGATTTATCAGATAGTGCAAATGATTCTAGCGGTAATGCACTTGAACTTAATAAGATTTATAGAGTAGATTTTATGGATAGTAATGGTGATTATATAAAGATACCAAGACTTTTAAATGGAGAAGTTTTAGTATTTGAGATAGAACCAGAATCAGCAATAGAGCAACCAGACTAATGGCTAGTAATATAAATTTTCCAGAAGATAGAGTAGTATACTTTTTAAAAGGAGATGCAATAGGAGTTGTATCTTCTTATTCTTCTACAGGAGAATCACGTACAGATAGAAAAATGTGGCAACCCTTAGACCACGCAGTTACTAATGGATTACTTCTTCATTATTGGGCAGAACCTAAAAAAGTAACAGCTATAACAGATACGCCAGACATAGATAATGCTTTTCATTTAGCAATAGTTGATTACGTAAAAATGTGTTTATATATGGATAGAACTGGTACGCAAATGGGAGAAGGAGCTGCTGTATCAATGCAATTATCACAAATGCACAGAAGTAAATTTTTAGAAACTGTACGTAGATTTGGTAATAGAAGACGTGAAAAAACTGGTGGCGTTCGTTCTATTTTACCTGCAAATTTTCAATAGTATATATATAAATATATATAATATACAATCTTGATATATATATTACGTACGTATTATATTTAAATAAGATTTTATATAATGCTATAAGCGGTGGTGGTGGAATACGTAGGAGTCAATAATGGCTGACTTACATAAATTTACAACAAAAGAAGTATTAAACAAGGTACTTCTAGATTCTTCAGGCAATTCAGTTGCCGCACTTTCACATACAACTCAAGAAGCGTTAAACGCTGTATTAGATTCTGCAAATAGCAGATTAAACGTATCATTAGTAGGTGGTACAATATCTGGTGATGTTACTATAAGTGGTGACTTAACTGTTGAAGGTAGTTCGTCTAATGGTAATTTTGATGAGATTGTACAAGGTGGTTTTAAAGCTCAATCAGATGCAAATGATTTTGTCATAGTAGCT